AGCCGTGAGATCATAGAAGGAGATTCCTCTATGACTAACAGCTCGCGTGAGTACCTACAGGGTCTTATCGGCGCAGTCATAACTGACTGCGTCATAAGAGTCCCGTGTCTCCGTAAAGAGCTTGAGCGGGATCACACTCGTCTCAACTCTGCCATGGAACATCGAGGACTATCGTTCTTTACGATCGATCTCCCCGATGCCGGTAAGCACTTTGACAAGTGCCTATCCGACGGGCGCCTAACCAAGTTTGAATTGCCGCATATGCGGCCGTTCAAGCGAGGAGGAGTAATCCCAAGACTTTTCAAGGGGCTACTTCTGCGCGTGTTCCAGGAAAGCGGAGAGCTTCGCGCTCATCCCGATTTGCTCTGTATCGAGCTATTGAGGATGTTGTTCAACTTCCTCAAGAAACTAGATATGGAGTGCTCCGATGACAAGACCTACCGGTCCGTCAGAGAGTTTTTCGAGATTGAGCAGGCAGTACGCTCGGGTTCCCTTTATTGGGAGTCCGACGTACTCGATGCAGAGAGATCCAGCGACCTTCACTTTTGTGACGGTTTGGATTCTCGCAACGCTTCTCACTCTAGTGATGATCAGCTTGATCTTCCTGGAATGGAGAAGGCCCTTCCCATCGCGGACAGAGGACTCATTGAATGCTTCCAACAGGTCGCAGACATTGTCTCCTCTACCCTCGGAAGGTTTAACCCTTCCGAATGGAAAGCGAAGCATGGACCAGGAGCCGTATCCGACCTACCAGGAGGAGCCGATAAATATCAGTTCCCCTACTGGCCGGATAAGCTTGAGGGCCGCTTCCCACTATCGGAATTTGCATTCGCAAACTACGAACGGTGGGTAGACTACCTCAACGGTGACGGGCAAGAGAAGAGATTCTCTCTTCACGAGCCCCCTGCGCGCTTGATTGCAGTTCCAAAGACACAGAAGGGTCCGAGGCTTATCGCCTCTGAGCCTACCTGTCATCAATGGATACAGCAACTCGTGCGGAGGTTTGTCATCCGTGCGATTGCTGATACACCAGTTAGTCCATCAATCTCACTAAGAGATCAAGGAGTTAACCAATGTGCAGCAAAAGCAGCTTCCTTGGGGTCCGGGCATGCGACAGTAGACCTGTCGTCTGCATCGGACCGTCTTACGTGCTGGACTGTCGAGAGGTTCTTCCGGAGAAATCCGGAATTCCTGTTAGACATTCACGCATGCAGGACCAGGTGGATGGTGAATACCATCGACCGACGACTTCCGAAGCACATTGTGCTAAAGAAGTTCGCATGCCAAGGCTCAGCTCTGACCTTCCCGATACAGACACTCATATACGCGAGTGCGGGGGTTGCGGCCGTGCTGTACGCACGTTCCGTGAAACCCTCACTCCGTACTGTGAGGAATGTGTCTAGGTCGGTCCACGTCTTCGGGGATGACACTGTCATACCCTTAGACGCACTGGACGCTTATGAGGG